GATTCCCACGTTTAAAGTAGATGATGAGCCAGATACTGTAATAATATCTCTATCCGATGTGTGAGTGCTAGATGATGAATAAATACCATAGTTATTTGAACTGCTTGCACCCGCAATCACTGTAATTGTATTGCCGTCGGTTGTATATGTTGTTGAAGATGCATATATACCATATTTTGTTTGGGCTGTACCAGAAATTGTAAATTTGCAATTACGAATATTTGCATTTGATTTTCCACTAGTATATATTCCAATACTTGTTGTTGTTAATGAAGATGTTGTATTATTTATTTGAATACCTTCTAAATCCATATTACTTGCTAATACAATTGCGCTAGCACTAGATATTGTACCACTTGCCACATCAAATGTAAGAATGGTATTCTCTGAACCACTACCAATAATTGACACATATTGTTTGCAAGTTATTTGTCCGGTTTCTACGTAATTACCTGGTAGAATTCTAATAATATACCGGCGTTCGCTATCATTATCTACAATAGACGAAATTGCTTCTGATAATAAATAGAAATCGCCTCCTTGGGTTGCCACTGTAATTATTTTTTCTTGATGAAATACTATTTTACTAGAATTATTACTTGGAATTCCCCCTATCAATCTTGAATTATTAGCATTAATAAGATAGTTTCCACTACTAGATAATACTGCTATTGAATTACTTATCGCAGTTCCATTAGAAGTTGCTTGAAGAGCACAATCGTGTAAATTTATAGTGTATAATTGTTTAATAGTTATTGCGCTTCCTTCTGCCTCAGTTGTTAATGTGTCTCCTTCTGATAAAGTTAAGGTATCTGTTGTAATTTTATTTATTGTAAAATAACTATTATTAGTTGCATTAGATGCACCAGATACAATGATTCGCATATTCTCCTTGTAGCCACTAGATACAAAATTTACACCACTAGAAGCATAAATTACATCTTTAATTCCATGGGTTGAATTATGTATAAAAGCTAATGTACTAGAAGTGGCAGTGGCTGATGGAGTTGTTGAAGTAGTTGCTAGAGCATATGCTGTATCAGTAGAATTATCAGTATCTCCATCTATTGATATTGATGTATTGTATATATTACTATCTGCATCATTATGATATACACCATAATTATTAGTTCCACTATTTACTTTAATATAACTAGATTGGATATCATTAAGCCCCCCAGTAATACTATTGATGTATAAACCATAATTATTTGTAGCACTAGATGTTATTGTAGTTTTATTATTTTTATAATCCAAAGTTGTATTGGAAATATATGAACCTATCACATCCGAAGACCCCAAATCCAAAGAAACATTTGTGTTTGTAATAGAATGTCCGTCATTATCAGTTAGATAAATACCGTAAGTGGTATTTGATGTAGTTCCCGTACTATCTAAAACTTCTATATTATTTACTGATACATTAGAATTACCAACAGAATATATACCTGTCGCATATGCTAAAGAATTACCATTAATTTCTAAAGATACATTTTCCAAAACCGAATTATTACCTAGTGTGATTAAAGCAGAATTTACAATGGATGAACCACCCGTAGCTTGTTTAATGAAAGTAGTATTGACGCCTTCACCTCGCAATATTACATTATCAGGCACATTGATTCTTTCTGTATATACACCTGGACCAACAAGTAGAATGTATTTATTGGTTAGAGATGGAGCACCATTAGATGATGTGATAGAACCATCGGAATATGTGGGTGCAGTTCCCAATGCATTTGAAATAGCAGTGTTAATTGAATCGTAATCTGCTGAACCAGGATTGTCAGAGATTTGAATTACAGATTGGTATATTCTACTTTCTCCAGTTGCAACTGATGATAAAACTCCAGTTGTTGAGTTAATAGTAAGATTTGTACCAACTTTAATGGCACCCAATAAAGTAGATGATGCTCGGTCTGTCCCAAAAGTTCTCCAATAAGCATTTAAATTAGTAGTTGATGATGATGTATATGACGGACCTGACCCATCGGAATGATGCAATCCTTCAAATCTATCTAAACTCCTATTATATCGTATTGTACCATAGTTAGTATCTGATGATGTAGCATCAACTGATACATTTCCAACACGAATACCATTACCAAATGTTGGAGTGTTTTCTTGATTTATAATAAAACTCATCCTTTCCAACTAATATTATTCTTTAAGTAGAATATATTAAATTATAGTATCCTTATGTTAAAGTTTGAGAAGTTTTAAGAATAGATTTTTGGTAAAATGTAGATAAATAAATAGAAAAATTAACAAAAATTAACAAAAATTGAATTTATTTACAGTATATAATAAATCACATACACATACACATACACACACATACACATACACACACGCGCACACGGGCACACGGGCAAACGGGCAAACATGACATCATTCGACGTACCATTCGACGTACAATTCGTCATTCCACTGGACTTGAAACTCAACGTTCCACAGGACCTTCCACAGGACCTACCACAAAACCAGCCGGACACTCGTTCCCCTGGGGGAAAGTTGAAGAAGTAGGCGCACTTGAGGCCCAATCCACTTTTCCGTGAGCCAAACAAAAAAACAACAAAAAAACAAAATTTTTTTATATTATCTAGCAAATCTGGACTAATCGCCATTCTGAACCATCATTACCAATTTCTACAAATGTGCCAGCTTGGATATATGCGATTGATGGTTTTATTTTAGAAATAAATAGATATCCATCTTTTGACAATCTAGAAGTTGTAAGTCCTCTAGTGCAACTCAGAAATACCATATAAATTATTTATCAACATTTAATAATTAATGTAAATAAACTCAATAATTAATTATTATAACTAAAATTGAATTCTTACTATTTAATAATATAACTCAATAACATAATAAATCCATAACATAAGAATATAAATCAATAACATTAAAATATAAATGAATAACATAATAATAAAAAACAAGCAAATTAAAGGGCTTAATCGTAATATTATTGATAAATACTATACGAAAGAGAGTATAGTTAAATTGTGTTTAGAATTTGTTAAAAATAATATAAATATTAACAAGGATGATTTATGTATTGAACCTAGTGCTGGAAACGGTTCTTTTATTCCAGGTATAAAAATATTATTTAATAATTATATATTTTATGATTTAGAACCAGAAAATACAGAAATTACTAAGCAGAATTATTTAACTGGAGATTATGAAAGTTTAAATAATAAATTTAGTAATATACATATAATAGGAAATCCTCCTTTTGGACGTCAATCTTCTTTGGCAATTAAATTTATTAAAAAATCGTGCGTTTTTTGTAGTAGTATTTCATTTATATTACCGAAAAGCTTTAAAAAAGAAAGTTTAAAGAACAAATTTCCAATAAATTTTCATCTAATATTTGAAATAGATATGCCATATAAATCATTTTTGGTAGATGGCGTTGAACATGATGTTCCATGTGTATTTCAAATATGGAAAAAAAAAGCATTTAATAGAATTATATTAAATAAATTAGAACCAGTAAACTTTATATTTGTTAAAAAAGTAGAGAATCCTGATATTTCATTTCGGCGTGTTGGAGTAAATGCAGGTTTAATTGATATACATATTGATAAAAAAAGTATTCAATCCCATTATTTTATTAAATTTACAAATAATAAAAATACTGATGAAAATATCAAACTATTATCTAAAATTGCATACGCTTTTAATAATACGGTTGGTCCAAAATCAATATCAAAACAAGAATTAATATTTAAATTTAATCCATTGTTGAGTTAATTAAAATATGTAATAATTATATTATGTAAATTATTCAAATAACATAGTGTATTATTTTCAAAACCAATTTTAAATAATTTATAAGTTTTATTTTCTTTACCTACGAACTGTAGTTCATTGCAAACAACACATAATAACTTACTTTTTATTGTGTTATTTTTATTATCAATTATATATTTCGAACCTCTGTTTATTTGTTGTCCTCCCCCCCATAAATCCAATTGATTCATTCCAATAATTATTTTATTTGTTAATTTATCTTGTATATACCAATCTGGTTTTTCTGAGGTAATATGTTCAATGCAATTTTTTTCAAAACAAACATCAAATCGTTCAGTATTTAATTTGAAATTTAATATATATTTTTTTACAATTTCATTAAATTTATTTCCACGATACACGCCTTTTGTTCCGGGTGGTATTAATTCTAATAAATATTCATTAATAATTTTGTTTTTAATTTCTAAAATAATAAATTTATCTAATATATTTTCTAATTTGTTTATTGCTTTTTTAACTGATTTACATTCTTTATATACATGTAATAAATTAGCGTCAGTTAATGCGGATATTGTATCATAACAGATTTCCTTTTTAATTCTCTCATTAATATATATAATGCCAGGGTCTGTGTTTTTATTTTGTGATTTTGTGTTTTTATTTGACTTTAGTTTTGCATTATCTTTATTTTTAATAATATTTATTTTATTTATTTTATTTATTTGTTCTTCTACTTTTGGCTTTTTATTAAGTAATTTTACATTGTTGGACGCCATAATTTTAGATAATTTAGGTATTTAATATGTTTTTTATTTAATAAATTAAAATCCAATTATTCTTATAATGAAAATCAATTTTTTTATATTATCTAGCAAATCTGGACTAATCGCCATTCTGAACCGTCATTACCAATTTCTGCAAATGTGCCAGCTTGGATATATGCGATTGATGGTTTTATTTTAGAAATAAATAGATATCCATCTTTTCCAACTAGAGCGGGCTGTCCGATAAATTCTATTTCATCATCTGCAATAAAATGATCTGAAACATCTTTTGACAATCTAGAAGTTGTAAGTCCTCTAGTGCAAACAGGACAAGGCTCATTTGGCAATGCATCTCTCAGGGCAATCCCCAAAAAAGATAAGTTTTTTCTAAATGGATTAATGATATCTTCGGTATATGTTAGTGGTCCAATTGTCAATACATTATTTTTATTACCAACAATTGATACTGCCTGCCCTTTTCTTACAATATCTTGAACCATCCAAACAGATACATCACCATGTGCTTTAAATTGCATATCGCTAGAGCCACTTTTTAATTTGTCTAGCGTCTTATTGCTAACATTCCATTCAAATGGTTGGGGTAATGAAGTAATATTAACCGTGTTTTCATCTGTGTAAATGTCGATTGTATCTGCCTTTTCACCATTGCGCATTGTTGTTCCCCCTGATAAACTACGAAGTTCAATAATATCAGACATGTCATCAGACATACTATTAGACATATCATTAGTCATATTCGCATTTAAACATTTTAAATCTATAGATTGTTTTTTAAAAAATTGTCCCTTTCCGCCATATGAATTCTTTAAAGTAATAATGTTATTAAAACTATCTCCTTTATCGCCTTTATCTCCTTTTTGTGGGCTAAATGATACCCATTCTGTTCCATTATATCCTTGAAATAGTGGTGGGTATAGTGAATTATTAAGACGCAATGCACCTTCAATATGCATTGTTGAGTCTAATACTCTTAATGTTGCTTCATTATTGCTTTCATTATGATATATATACCATCCACTTTTCTTCTCATCTTTGTATTTATTTTCTGGAAATTTAAAAATTCGCGACGACATTCTATTATATTATATACCGTTTTTATTATATATTATGTTAAATTGTTTTTTTATCATGCAATATAATATGCTTATGTATTATTATTATTATATAGTTTGTAAAATATTATTATATAGTTTGTAAAATATTATTATATAGTTTGTAAAATATTATTATATAGTTTGTAAAATATTATTATATAGTTTGTAAAATATTATTATATAGTTTGTAAAATATTATTATATAATGTAAAAATCAATTAAAAAATTAAAAAAAAAGAAACACTTTATTTCATTTATTATTAAATTATATTTTGATAGGTAGGTTGCGGGGGTGGATTTGACACCATAGATGAAGGCGACATTCTACCTTCTGTTCTAGATGAATATGAATATGGATTGTCAATAGGTTGAAAGTTGTATGTGCTAGAAGCGGGCTTTATACTTTTTACAAGTATATTATCGATACATATTTCTTTATTGTCTTTATTATCTTTATTTGCATTAGTGCATTCTGAATCTTGGAATGCACTGTTGATTGAGGAATTCATTTTATTAATATATTAATTTATTTTTAATATTTTTAGTTTCCTTAAATTACTTTTTATATTTTTATATTTTTCATTTCATTTCATTGTTTTCGCTTTAGGTTTCGTTAATTTGAGATACATTATTTTTGCATCGGCTATGATATCTTTGTCAAATTTGCGTTCTTCTAGTAGGTGGAGTGCTAGGTGTTCAACATTGACCCCAGTTTTCATTTTATATGAATTTTCTAGGGTAGTTAGCTGGGTTTCATTGTCTTTTACTTTTTTGATTGGGAAATAGCAACATTGGAATTTGGCTTTGCTTTTCTGGCATATTTTGGCTAATAATGGGAAATGTGTTGCAATAATGCATATAGAATTTTTGAATGATGCTAGTTTTTTCGAAATTGCATATGCCCCTGACATACCTTCAAAATAATTAGTGCTAACGAATATTTCATCCATAATTGTAATTGCAAATTTATTTTCGGTCTCTAGCATCTTCATATTTGAAATTAAATTAAAGCATCTAGTCATTTCTGCTTGAAACAATGATTCTTTACCTTGACAATCTGGAATATTTAGATATGTATTTATTTTGTAGAATGGTGTTAATTCGCATTTACTAGCGGGTACTATTGTTATTGTTTGCGCGAAGATTACCGCTTCAATGAGTGCTTTAATATGTGTGGATTTGCCAGATGCATTTGCGCCAGTTATTAATAGATTTTGTGGCATTTCATTTCCTAGATTTGTAGAATTTGTGATTGGATTATTTACCATAATATTTCTAACATCTAGCAAGTCTAATATTGGCGTTTCAGATATTATATAAGTTGCAGGTACTAGATTGTGGGTGGATTGGGTGATTGCTAGAGAACTCCAAACATCTAGGTATGCTAGATACTTAAAATAGATATCAAGTCGCTCAGACGCATCTTTAATATTCCAATATTGCTTCAAAATTACCCCTTTGTCGCTAAAACAACTAGGGGCTTGGCAAAATTGTGTTTCCCATAATAATGCTATTTCGTCGGTTTTATCGATTGATTTATTATCCATTATTTGGACTAATTCATCTAATTGAAATGTATTTATTTCTTGGTATATTTCGTGGATATTTTTTGTGAAGGTAGCTAGAGCATTTAATTTTTTATGTATTTGATTTATAATTTTATTGTAATGAATTGATACTGCAATATTATTATAGATTGAATATAAATATAATCCAAATGAAATCACAGAAGCCAATATTGTTATAATAGCACTACTAATAACCAATGTCATACATGTTTTAACTGGACCATCTGACATTACGGTAATGAATTTTTTAACTATATTAATGAAGATATCGGTGATTCCACCTGCAGATAAAAAGAATGTTTTGATGATATGTAAATATAAATTCGCTGGAATTGCAACTTTAAATATTAAATAACATATAATGTATGGCATTATCAATATTATAATTGGCAATAATGCTCCATATGCTGGATAGAATAGAATCTGGAAATGATAATACCATTTCATAAATGTATCTTTCGTATTCAACCATTTATTCCAAAATGATGTAAAGTATAACATATCTACAACATTCTCCATTTCAGGTGTCAATTTGTGTTTTATCCAATAAAATTCCTCTTGACATTCTGATATTTCTTTTATTTTTTGTCTTACCCTTTGTAGAGTTTGTGGATTATTTTTGAAAAATGATAATACTTTTTGCCGATTTTCTAAAATAGATATATCTGTATGTGGGGTTGATATGATATTTGTTAATAATTGCCGACCTATTACAGTTTGGGTATTATCTATCTTTGCAAATAATGTATTGCTAGAACCATCATTCGATTGTAATATTTCTAATTCTTTTAAATATGTTGATGTATTAGTATCTGGTTCAACTGATTCTAATATTGGCTCTAGTATTGGTTGTAATATTTTTTTTGATATGGCTTCAATGTGGTGTATTTTAATAGATAATTCTGCTTCATCTAACACATCTTCATTATTAGATTTATAATATTCCCAAAATTTATTTAAACTATCCTCTAGCATACTCATATTTTGATATTTTGATATTTTGATAGGAATTAAAAAACAATAAAAAACAATAAAAAACATTAAAAAACAATAAATCATATATGATATTAGAAATGGCATTAATTAGCGAAAGCTAAGCCACCCATACCACTTTCAATACGTAAAATATTATATGATAATCCATAGATTCGAATTTTACCTGCTGGAAGTGCTGATTTAAATGTGATTTTTAGGTTGGCATTATCTATTTTACTAAAATTCATACTTCCCGTTGGTTGATGGCTTTCTGGTTTCAATGCAAAACTATACATATAAATAAAGTCATTTGGCACATTTGTATGTGCGTGTAATGGATTAACAATTCGGAATACTTTACCATTACGCTCCTCGAAACGCTCAGTTCCATTAATATATAACACGGCTTTTGACACAGGGTCTATTTTAGTAGTATTCGGGTCAAATGTATCACTAAAATTAAATACGTCATTGTCTCTATTGAATCTATCTAATTGAGACACCCAATATATACTTTTTACTGGAAGATTGAAATCAAGGTCAAATTTCTTGTCGGACGCACTAGCACCATATCCAACTTCTCCATTATATTGCAATTGTTCAATTAAATATTTATGTTTCATCTGTGCGAACTTCTTTCTTTCATATGTATCTAGGAATATATAATCCACGTAAAGTCTCATATCGCTAATTTGTGGTGTTCCACTAACTGTATTAACTGTGCCAATATACATCTCTTGACTAGAAACTGTCTGACTTTCGACACCAGTAATTTGAGTGCTAGACACAGTTCCTCCTCCCAGGTCAGTAACAGTTCCATCAGCCCAATAGGCTCGTCTGTTAGCATTTGCATCAGTTGCATCATCAGTAAAACTTTGGCCAGATGTTTTTGTAATTGTGTCTCCTGTTTGACTAGCTGTGTAATAATTAAATGGACCGAAAGTATGGACGCGGGAAAATGGATGGATTTTGACAGATAATTCAACTTCGTGGTATTGCAGGGAAATTAATGGTAATGCTAGACCAATATTTCGACAAAACCAAAATTGTAATGGGATATATACAGTTGTTGCAGACCTAACTGATGTAAATGAATTATATTTTGATAACATATCCTGATATGCAAATACATGTTCTTCTGGTCTTGTCAATTGATTCCAGATTTCTAGCCATTCTCCATAGTGTTTATCAATTAAATTTCCACCAATTCTCAATTCAATATAATCAATTAATGCATGTCCTGCTGAATTAACATAACTTACATTTGGAGCTAGAGACCCTGACCGACTTATTGCAGGCAAATCTACTTCCAATACCATCCGATGCATTAAATCACCATTACGCGGTAATTTCGCAGTAATTTTTTGTCCGAAGTCCGCATTACCATCGAACACAGCCCTAATGGATTCAATACTAAAATTTGTATGACGTTTATACACAACCTTGAAAAATGTAATCTGTGGATCTCCAATTAAATAAATATCTTGTACGCCTCTAGCAACCAATTCTAAAAGTCCTCCAGCCATGTTTTATTATATTTATTTATTAATTATATTAATTATATTAATTATATTTATTGTATTTATTAATTGTATTTAGAATACTATTATAGTATAAATACATTTAATTCATTCAGTATAACACGATAAATATTCTATTTACACATTTTATTTTATGTTTATTATCATTTTATTTTATGTTTATTATCATTTTATTTTATGTTTATTATCATTTTATTATCATTTTATTTTATGTTTTATCAATTGAATTTTATTATCATAATATTTTAAGTTAAGGAATATTTTTAGAAATAATAAAGAAAATATAAAAAATGCCTGCTGGAAAAGACCCACAAACTTTAAAAGCGGTTAATGAAAATGGAAACTTTACATTTGACTCATCCGCATCTATTAATATGAATGGGAGTACTACAAAAATATATAATACTGGTTTGTTTGAAATAGAAAGTGGGGCACAATCTGACATTAGAATAACATCTGGAAATGCCAATGTGTCTGTTAATACAGATCATCTCAATTTAATATCAAGTAAAACTGGCTCTAATCTTAGTGTTTTTATAAATGCTGATGGTGTTGGGGGTGGTATTAAATTAGATTCTGGCTATGGCGGTATTACTCAGTATTCAACTGGTAATATTGATATTAATGCTTTAAATTCTGATATAAATATTGGTGTATTTCCGAGTGGTACTAATTCAGATACAACAAATAATATTATTATGGAATCCGCGAATAACATCACAGCAGATGCAACTGATATGATTGTCACTATGTCTGATAGTATTCAATTCATTTCATTGACTGGTGATATAAGAATGGGCACTTCTTCTAGTTCTGCAATTATCAGATTTGAAGATGAGAATCTATTAATTAATCAAACATCATCAACACTAGATACACAACTTGATATTCTTGTTTCCGACCAGGCAAGTGGTCGCCCAGGATATAATGGTATAATTGTAAATTCCAGTAATACGAATGTTGGAGCAGATATTACTTTGCAAACATCTGATAGTAATGCGAGTATTTCAATGGGTGTAGAACCACAATCGAGTAAATATTCATATTTCAAAGAATACATTGCATCTCAGACTGGTACATCAATCATTCCAGTATATGGACCAGAATTTACATCAGCAGATATTGGAAGACGGGTATATTGGACTACAACAGATGCAACAGATACAATTGCGTCCCTTGGAACCACAATTACAGCTTCTGATGATTCATATGCAATATTGAGTCTTACGACAAGTGGAACATATACTAGTTCAGATTCTAGAATATATCGTATTGAAATTGACAGCATTGGAGCAAATGATACTTTTAGATGGTCTCGAGATTGTGGTAAAACTTATGT